GTTTAATAACTAATATAAATCCTCCAGATAGAGTTCAAGTAAGTAATTATGAACCTTTTGACAAATTAAAAACATTAGTTTCACACAATGTATATTTTAAATTACAAGATGTAAAATATATGTCTACAACTATTCATTACATGAAAAAAGGTGCGGGTATAAACTGGCACAATGATGGTGATTGGAAATATGGAGCAACTTACTACATAAATAGAAGATGGAATAAAAATTGGGGTGGTGAGTTTATGTTTTCTAATGAAAATGGTTTTAGTTTTTTACCTTATGTGGGTAACTCTTTAGTTATCGCTAAGGCTCCAATTGAGCATAAAGTAAACCCTGTCTTGAGTCCAATCATACCTAGAATTTCTGTACAAATTTTTATGAAGTAGGTCTTGCACCTAATCTAGCAATTTTTTCAGCTTCAGTTTCTCCGTCAACGTTATCATTATCCCATACTCGTTGTCGATATGCTAAATGAGCTGCGTTCCATTTATCAATAAATGGTTGAAAATCTAAACCAGTGCTGGCCCAAGTATCATTAGGAGTTCCGTCTTTAAATTCTACTTCATCTTCAACGTTTGAAGTTTGATATTGAACTGCCCAAAAATTTGAATAAGAAGGATTGCTCCAAAAAGCATCGTCATCAATTCTATGACCAACAGGTTGACCATCCGTAGGATCAAGTTCTGATTGATTTATAATTATTTTATCGTCAAATATTACTGTCCAAGTTCCTCTAGATGCCATTTTTTCTCCTAAGTTTTAATAATATAAATTACTGTTAAATATGGTTGAAGTACTGAAGTCGAATCTCCACTAAAGTTTGCACTCATATTGTGTTGGTGTCCCGACCCAGATCCCGTAGAATTTGTTTCCTTGTTTTCAGGAGCTTGACCAGGTAAGTCTTGGTCAAGTTGGTTTTGACCCATAGCTCTACCCCCAACGTTCATGTTGTGATTGTGACTAGCAAGTTGAGCTACTGATAAAGATGCATTTGCTGTAGATCCACCTACGTTTCCAGTTGAAGAAACAGTGTTTGCTCCACCAGTAGATGCTAAAGCTTTGTTATTAGATTTTCCAATCGCTACGTTATCTGCTAGGTTTGGAAGAGTAAAAGTAGTTGAACCATTACCTGCACCATAAGTTGTACCAATAATTGCAAATAATGCAGAGTAAGTTGATCTTGAAACTGCCGCGCCAGCACATTCTAAAAATCCTGTTGGCACAGATGAATCTGACCATGGCACAATAGTTGCTGTAGGAATACCCTCAATGCCTGTAAGGTCTGATCCATTAAAATTATATTTAGTTGCTTCGTAATTTGCCATATTATTTATCCGTGTATGTCCATCCTACATTTGAACCAGAGTAAACTAATCCAAAACCAGCTCCTTCAGTATTAACTACTAAGTCTGCTGTTGCGTTTGCTATTTTAGAACTATTTCTTCCAACAGTCAATGCGTTAGAATCAAACGTATATCTTGAATCTACAAAATGTACTTCATCACCCTCTGCAGGTGATGCAGGTAAAGTTATTGTTACAGCTCCGCCGTTTGTATCTACAAATAATTTTGCTCCAGCTTGCACTGTTTCTGCTGCACTTACTGTTCTCCATTTTCTGTACTCGTTTGCACTTACTATATTTGTTCCATCAGAATAAACTACGTAACAATTACCTTCACATAATAATACACCTGTGCCAGAAGCTGTTTTAAAAGTTAACGTGTATCCTGCGTGATTAGTTCCATCAACCACATTAAAAACTTTTTCAATACTATCTGGTAAAGTTACTGTTCTATTAGCGGCTAATGTTCCTGTAAATTTTAAAGTTGCATTTCTTGCATTTGAAATAGTAGCATCAGACATTGCAAGAGTAACATTAGCACTTGCTACATCTATTGCTTGATAACCTGCAACAGATTGTTGAACAAGGTTTAAATTGTTATTTGTTTTTGTGCCCCATGTACCAGCGTTTTCACCGGTTGCCATTAGCTCTAGTTTAAGATCTGAAGAATAACTTGATGCCATTATTTATATTCCTTATTTTTGTTATTTATATTGTTTAATCATCGTTTAGTCAAACATAATTATGTTGGGTTTCTAGGTGTATATCCTGAGCTAGTTTTAGGTGTTTTAGGTGTATATCCTGAGCTAGTTTTAGGTGATCTAGGTGTATATCCTGAGCTAGTTTTAGGAGTAAGTCTTCCATAATATTTAAGAATTAATCCTGCAGCATTAACACTAGACGTTGCTTGAACTCCTGTTAAACCCATGACATCTGCAGGTGTAATTGATCCTGTTGAAGATGTTGTACTTAACCCTGTTAAACCTATTTGCATAGCTGGAACAGTTATAGAACCCACTGAAGATGTAGCTGTTACTCCAGTTGGAACTACAATAGGAGAAGATGTAATAGCCACTTCACCTATAGCAGAAGTTGCTCCTATTCCCGTTAAACCCACAACATCTGCTGGAGATATACTTCCTACACTAGATGTTGCATTTACTCCAGTAAGTCCCATAACATCTGCTGGAGATATACTTCCTACACTAGATGTTGCACTAACACCTGTTGGAACAACAGTACAATCTATAACCAAACTTAAAGAACCTACTGAAGATGTAGCGCTTACTCCAGTTGGAGATATTACAGATTGTAAATTTAAAGTTAAAGAACCAACACTAGATGTAGCGCTAACTCCTGCTAATTGTTCTAATTTATTAAATGAATCTCCATAAGGTTCTTCACCCCAACCATTTCTACCCCAACCAACTAACGTACCAGCATTATCAAAACTTCCAAGTTCTGTTTGAGCTTGCACTCCTGTAGGTGTTACAACAGTAGTTAGATCAAGAGTTAATGATCCTACTGAAGATGCAGCACTTACTCCTGTTAATTCTGCAGTAATAATTTGAGAAGCTTCAACAGCACCTACACTTGTTGTTGCACTCACACCAGTTGGTAAAACAGAATATTCTACTCCCCAACCAGAATTACCGTATTGTTGCCTGCCCCAACCTTGTTCAGGAAATGCACTTACTTCACCTACACTAGATGTAGCGGATTGTCCTGTTGGTGTTATTGTAAGAGTATTAGATGCCCAGGAATTTTCATTCCAGGCTACTGAAGGACTATCACCACCCCAGATAGATGCCATAAGGAGTCCCTCCTTATGCTATCCGAAGAATTGCGTTAGATGCGTCTGCTGCTGGAAATTGAATTGTGAAAGTTCCACTTGATACAGTTTTGTCTCCACCAAATGCAATTGCACAAACTGCTTTATCACTATTTGTATCGTTATATATTAAACAACCATTAGCTGTAAATGAAGCAGAAGTAAAACTAACGTCTGCAAAATCACAACATGCAGTGTCAGTCGATAAAGCTGGAGTTACACTTGTAAGAGCTGCACCACCTGCAGAATAAGCAGAGCCGGATGTGTTTGAAATTTCGTTTGATGATGAATAAGCTGTTGTTGATTTATTTAAAGTAGCACTACTTGTGTATAAAGCTATTTTAAATGTATTTCCAGACGATGCTGTAAAGTTATGTATTGCTTGTAAAACTTCTGTTTTAAAACTGTTACATACTGCTGATGTTATTGCCATAATTTTTCTCCTAATTACTGAGGCGCTGACTCGATTGGAATTCTTATTGTACCATCCGTGTAATCGTCTCGTCTTCTTCTTCCAAGTTGCATCGCTGCAAACTTTTGTAGTTCAGTTTTATATCTATTTTCATATAGTGTCAACATGTCTGTTGGACCTTTTAAAAACATAAATGCTTCTACTAAACATGCATATAATAAACCCTGTGGAAAGTAATTACTTACATAAGTCCCAGCAGTATTAGTTTCTAATCCTACTGGCATAGCGTTATAATGAATAATATATTTATAATTCTGATCTGGTGTAGGAGCAACAAATAAAGCACCTGATGTAGCTGTACTAGCCCCTGTTGTAGCGCCACCAAACATAGAATAGTATTTAGGTAATCCTTTAACATTTTGACCTGTAGCACCTCCAGAAGGCCCTGTTGCTTCTCCCACGTACTCTGTAATAAAAGTTTGATCACGTCTTTCTAACCAAAAACCTTGATCTGTAACAGCAGTTGTAGAATTAAAAACTTGAACTCCTCTAATAAATAAAGCTTTTGTTGGAACCGTAATACTATTAAAATTTTGTGCAAATTGAGCTTCATCTTCAGCTCTGTCTGAATCCATAGGACAGTCTAAATTAATTCTATGTTCTGCGTTTTCTAAAAATCTATTTATAACTGCAGCAGTAAATACATTAGCATCTACTTCTGTATAGTTTCTAATATCTGTTGTTAAAGTTGAGTAAGTATATCCAGCCATAATTAAGCTCTATCATTAACGGGTCCAATTGTACACTGAAAACCGCCTCCTGTTGCTGTGCTTCCAGCATTAGATACTAAAGGCACTGTTATAGAATTAAACTGTTGTTCTGTTGCTTGTGTTCCATTAGGTAATGTAGGACCAACTTCTACAGTAGTTGCAATTGCTGTTGCTAAATATGATCCAAAAACTTTTGCTCCGTTTGCATGAGTTGTTGCTGTGGTATTAGGTGGAGTTATTCCTCTAAATGGAGAAGCTGTGCCTCTTGTTAATCCAGATAAAACTCCTGTACCTGTGTTGTTACCTGTATATTGAATTGTTTCATTTATGTATTTTCCAAAAGTTGCACTAGTTGCATCTTGATCTACTTTTTCTATTACAACAAAACCAGCGTTTGGAAATGCTGCAGAACTAGTTAAAGTTAAAGTGTTAACTGTATCATTAATTGCACCATTCAAAGTTGTTTCTAATTCTAAAGTTGCAATTGCAACGCCTCCTACTATTTCTTTAACAGATTGAAATCTAACATAAGACGTTCCTTCGTTAATTTGATTAAAGGGATAAGATACACTTAAAGTTTGAGATCCACCTGTTGTAGTAAATGGATTGTTAGGTAAAATATCTTGTACAGGAAATTCTACTCTTGCAGGTCTTGCATGCATTAAACCTTGTGGGTCTGCTCCTACTGGATGTGGTTCTAATTGTGGTTGTTTAGCTTCAAATTCAGAGTTATGTACCCACGCACCAGTCCATTCTTTTACCATTTCTCTATATGGAAATGCTGCACCCGATCTATCAGAGATCGCTAATGCTCTACTACCTTTTGCGAATCTAGCCATTATATATTTGGATAGTATGTCTTCGGAGTAATATATGTGCTAGCTGGAGAACCATCTTCTGATAATGCTCTTGCTAATTCATCCTCGTACAACAACTTCATCTCCTGTGTTCGTTGTGGTGCAAACTTCATAGATAAGTAATAGGATAATCCTGAAATCATACATGGTACAAATCTAAAAGGTGTATCACTTGCGTTAGTATAGGCTCCTGCATCATCAATTCTTTTTACATAATAAACGTTTAAAAAATTTGATGCAGCAGTTGAATTAGGTAAAGGATAAATAGTTAGTGTAACTTTATCTATAAATCTTTGTACCCAAAATTGTGAAG